ACATTTGATGCATTTTCCCATACTGCTGTCAACAGGTCAATTCCATCACCTGCACCCAATGGTGTGCCTGAATTACTGTTGATGTATGGAACAAGATTGTTTGCTACCAAATTAGGAATGTAAACTGACCACATTCCATCTGTCAGATTGATGTCATCATTCACACTTGCTTTGTTGCCAAAGAATGAAACCAACAACATCTGTTTTCTCAATGCCTGTTGCATTCTTGTCATCAAAATATCCATGAAGATTGTTCCTTCAAGATTTGTGATTTCAGAACCTTTTTTCAGTTTTTGTTTGTAAACTGTGCCAATGAATTCATCATAACACAATTCCAAATTCACTTTGATTTCTTCTGTGTCAATGCATCTTTCAAAGATAGAAACTGCACCCTTTGGTGTCCATCCACATGAATTTGACAATTGCATGATGTTTTCCATCTGTCCAACATATCCAATATTTTGCTTTTTGTTGACCAAAACCATGATGTCAAAAATGTCTTCAACTGATGCATCAAAGAACACAGGTTTGAACAAAAGTTCCTGTGCTTCTTCACCACGAAGGTCAATTCTAAACTGACCTGCTTCAAATGTTGCCATATTATTATTTTTTGTTTTTGATTGAATGAATTATTTTATGCTATTGTCCAAGTGATATTGATTGATTCTGTTCCACCTGTTGAAACAATGTTCACATCACCTGATTTTACACCTGCTGTCAAATCTGTGTCAACTGTGCCTGAAAGAACAACAGATTGATTTGGAAATAAAACATCACCACCATTTGGAAGAACTGCTGTCAAAACATCTGCAACTGCTGTCAATGATGAAATATTCAATACTGACAATCCGGTGTTTTTGATAACAAATTGGAATGGTTCTGATGTTCCTGCTGCAAATGTTCCCAAATCAATTGAAACAACTGCTTCTGTTCCACCAACTTCATAAACTTTCAAAACAGGACTCAACAATGTTGTTGTGTTGACATCCAACCCTGAATCATAAACATAATCAAATGTAAACATTTTACCACATGCACATTCAATTGCTACTTCACTTTCAAGTTCAATGTCAATTGTAACAACCCAAACACTTGATTTGTCAAATGCTGTTGTGTCAACTGTTACACTTGGCACATTGCCTATTCCAACTGCTGTTGCAAAATTTCCTTTTCCATCTGTGATTGTCACTTTTATATAATTGGTGTCATATCCATCTGTTGGTGCTGCAAATGCAACCTGTGTTCCACCCATAATTTCTTTAAATTCTGCAACAAGTTCAATGTCACATGTGCCACATGAATTGATTTTCAGGATTTCAGCATTTGCAGCATTTGCCAATGGATTTGTTCTGCTGAAAAAATATTCTTCTGAATTTCCTTCCTGAAATAGATTGTCTTTTAAGAATGCCATATTTCTTTGATTTTTTTTTGTGAAAAAATTACTTCATGATTGATTTGATGAATGCATTTGCTTTTGCAATTGTTTCCTGTGTGTACTTTGAAGATACCTTCTTTTCAGAAGATACTTCTGCCTTGTATGTTGCAGTTGATTTTGCAAGTATTTCCGCTTCCAAATTTTCCAATGCAGATGTTTTTTCTGCAATCTGCTGTTCAATCTTTGAAAGTTTTTCTTCCATTTCTGCAATCCTTGCCTGTTCCGGTGAAATTGTGTCTGAAATAGGTTCAGCAATTGGTGCAACCTGATCTGTGACTGTTTCTGTTGATACTTCTGTTCCGGATTCACTTATTTCTGCCTTGAATCCAAACATGTGTGCAATTTGTTGGATGATTGATTTTTTGTTTTCCTTTTCCATTTTAAAATGATTTTTGATTTCTGTTGGTACATTTTTAAATTGTGCTGCAATGTTTTGCATATTTTGAAATGGATTCATGGTCAATGCATTTGTATTTTCCACAACTTCATCAATGAATCCCATGTCTTTTGCTTCTTCTGCTGTCAACCATGTTTCTTTGTCCATCATTTCCTTCACCTTCTTTGATGTCTTGTCAAAACTTCCATCAATCAATTTCCCCTTTGATGCAATCTGTGACACATATATTGCAGCCATTTGTTCATCCACCTTTTCCAACAACTCCTTTGTCCTTTCCAATTCAGTAGCATTTCCATCAACTGCTGCTGATGAATTGTGAATCATGAAAAATGAATTCTTTGTCATTTCTTTCTTGTCCGCTGCCAACATGATGACTGTTGCTGCTGATGCCACAATTCCAATTCCTTTTGCTGTTGATTGACCTGCATATTCAGAAATGATTCCGGCAATTGCCAATCCTTCAAAAATTGAACCACCTTCTGATGCAATATTGAACACAACATCCTGCCTTCCTGCACCATTCAGAAAGTTTTGGATTGTGTCTTTGCCCTTTGCAATTGAACCTAATATGTTATATTCTAATGCCATTGATCAGGTGTTTTGTATAGTTCCCACAAACATAAAAAAAATATTTTACAAAAAATTATGATTTTTTTTCACAAACACTTGCACAATTCAGAAAGTTGTCATATTTTTGTGACAACAAATAAGGGAAATAATTCATACACATCAAAATCACACATCATGAAAACTTTGGAAATTGGCAAAAAATATCACTTACACAACGGATGGGCAAAAACATTTGAAGATGTTTGGTTCAACAATTCAGAATTGATTTCAGTTGAAGAATTGCAAAATGGTTTAGTTGAATATTTCTTCAAAACTGAACAAGGACAAACCATCATCATTGATGGTGAATTAATCAGACAATTCCACAAACCTATCACAACAAAATGTTGGATGTTCATTGAATCACAAACACAAAATCACAACAATCATGAATGAAAGAAAAACTGCAAGTTATTGGCTTTTGATTACTGCCCTGAATACTGCAAAATATGCCATTGTAGAACTTGAACCATCCGGAATGAAATTCCAACACAAACAACAATTCACAATGCTGCAAAACGCAATTCATGGATTCCTGTCAAACATACAAAAAAAAACAAGTAAGGAAGACAAAGAACTTTTGGATTCAATGTCTTTTGAAAATGTTGCTGCCCTTGCTGAAACATTTGCAATGATTTCCCAAATTCCTGAACCACAAATTGAATGGTTTTTGAATGAAACAAACAAATTGGTTTATGCTTCTGTGAACAATGAAAGAATGAAATCTAAATAAAATATTTATTATTATTCTTTCTTTATTGTATGCCATTCAGGAACATCTTGAATGGCATTTTTGGCACAACAAGATGTGCCATTTGGGAACAACTGAAAGAATCAGAAATCAATCTTGTTTGGTCTGAAATAGGAATAATGATTTGCCAAAATTGAATAGATTGATGACTGTTCCAATGGCAATATTTTTGCCATTTCACCAATTGCTTTTTGCTTCCCATATCTTTCCAAATATTCAGGATATATTTTCAGCACAACAAATCTGTTCACAATTGATTGCCGGATGATGTTGTGTTGAATCAAAAATCTGATGATGGTGCTGATTTCACCAATGCCAACATCCTTGAATTGTTCATCAATCAATTCACAAAACAACTTGTTTGCATATTTCCTTTTTTTGCAGATGATGCCCTGAATCATTGATATGTGTTTCTGAAAAAATATATCACCTTTGATACACAATTCCTGCATGACAAATCTTTTTCCATTTGCTTCTTTGCTGATGTTCCCTTTGGAATCCTTGCAATGTGCCTGTAATAGAATGAAAACAATTTTTTGATGTCTTCCCTATCAAATGAAAAAGAATTGTTCCTTGCAAGGATTTCTTTGATTTCAGGTGTGTGTTCCTGTGGAATTTCTCTAATGTACATGATTAAAATTGTGCTATTGTCTGAATGGTTTTTCTTTCATTCCTTCCTTTTGTGACATCATCATCTGTTGCTGCTGTGTAAACAACCTGAATCCGGTCAATCCTGTTGGATGTTTCTTCCATCATTTTCTGCATGATGTCCATCTGAATCTTTCCATCTGCTACTGATTTATTGTTGGCTGTTATCAATGTACTTGGCGCACCAACCACACCACCAACTGCAAAATTTGGAATGTTTGCCTTCTTTAATGCAGAATATCCAATCCTTTGCTGCTGCTGTTGGTTCAACACAACTTCACCTGTCCTTAATGTTGCAAGTACATTGTCACCATTGGACAATGGCTTAATATTACCTTTATTTGTTACCCTTCCACCTGAATCAAAATTTGGAATCAATTCAGCAATTTCATTCCCTTTTCCAACAACACCACCTTTTGCCAATGGCTGTGCTGCAATGATTGCTGTCTGTGCTGCACCTGCAACACCTGCTGTGATTGCTGCTGCCAATCCTGCCGGAATAAATGGTTGTGTCAACAATGCTGATGTGACTGCCAATGCTGTATTGATAATGGACTGAATTATTGCAATTGCTTTTTGCTGTTTTGCTGCCTTCTTTGCTGCTTCTGCTTTTGCCTTTTCAATCTTCTGTGCTGCTGCAACTTCTAATTCCAATTGCTGTTCAAAATACCTTCTGCGCAATCCTGATGAATTGTCAATTTCTTCCTGCAATTTGGATTGTCTTTCCTGACTTTTTTCAATGTCCTTTTCAAATTGTGCCTGTTGTCTTTCTGCCATGACATTCAAAACATTTGACAACAATTCCAATCCTTGTTTGGTATATTCCAAAACATCTGCAAAGGTTTTTTTCCATTTGCCCTTGTTTTTGTTTGCTTCTGCTGATTGCATATCAGATTGTTGCAGTTCCAATGCTGATAATTCAGTATTCAGTTTTTGTCTTTCTTTGGCAATTGCATCATATTCTTCTTTTGCAATTTCAATACCCATATTTGCATTTCTTTTCAATAATGCTTCCTGTGCATCAAGTTCCAATCCCTTTGCTTTGATTGCATTTATTTTGTCAACCAATGCTTGTTCATCTGCCAACCTTTGAATTTCTTCCCTTTTCCGGATGTCCCTTTCATTCTTCAACAATTTGTTCAATGATTCCTGACTTTTCAGTTCAATCATTTCTGCTTCTGATTCCACCCTGTCAAGCCTGTCATTGAGTAGCTTATCCCTGATATTTCTCAATTCTTCTGCATTCTCTTTTGCCTTTTCAATTTCTTCCTTTGCAGCATCATCCCTGACCTGTTTCAACTTGTTCTGTGTTTGGATTTCAAGTTCTTCAAGGATTTGTGCCTGTCTGATTTTGACTTCTTCCAACAATTTGATATTTTCCTGCTGAACTTTGATGACTTCTGCTGAACCTTCTTTGAATTTTTCAATCAATTCATCTTCCCTTTCCTTTGCTGCAATAACCAAATCATCATATTGTTTTTGCAATGCTTCCTTCTGCTGTTTGAATGTGTTTTCAATTTCAGCAATTTGTCTTTTTTGGTCATCCTGAATATTTTGGATTCTTTCATCCAAATATCTTTGATTCAAATCCGCTAACAATGCCAACCTTGACCTTTCTTCCTTTTCTTCTTCCTTCTGAAATGCTTTTTTTTCTGCTGCAAGTTTTTCTTGTGCTTTTATTGCTTCATCCCTTTTCTTTTTATCAATCTTTGCCTGTTCTGTCTTCAATTGATTCAATTCAATCTGCAACTGCCTGTTGGATTCCTTTATAGCTTGATTTTCGCCATCTGTGACTTTGATGTTTGCTGCTGCCAACCTTTGATTTTCTGCCAATTGGTCATTGTTCAACTTTATCAATTTATTGATTCTGTCTGTGTTGATTCTGATTTGTTCTTCTGAAAACTGTTCATCAGAAATCAACCCTTGTGCATTTTTCAAATCCAATGCAGCCTTTTCCTTTTGATATGCTTCCTCAATTGCTGCAATCCTTTCCCTGTATAATTCAGTTCTTTTTTCTGCTTCTGCTGCTGCTTCCTTTTCCTTTTCTGCTAATTCTTCCAATCTTTTTGTTTCATCATCTGTTGCATCTGACATGCTGACCAATGCTGCTGCTGCTGCTGTTGCACCTGCAATGATGATTCCAATTGGTGATGCCTTCATTGCCATATTGAATGCCTGTGTCGCTAATTTTGCACCATTTGTGAATGCTGTGTATAATTTCAATGCAACATTGTATGCAGCCAATGCAAATGTCTGTAATTTGGTCACAATTGTTGATGCAATCATGACTGCTTTGTATGCAACAACTGCTGCAATGACTGCTGCAATGACAGGTGAAAACAACTTCAAAACATTGATAATTCCTGTCAAAACATTGACTGCAACCTTCAATGGGACAATTAACATGTTCAACACACCTGTCCAAACATCCATCATGTTGATTGTTTGTTTCCCACCTGCAAACACACCATATATTGATTTTTGCAAATCAAATAATGCACCAAACAATTGCCTGAATGCCTGAATCAATGGTTTGGACAAATCCCACAACCGGACAAAGAAAACAATCAATGTGTTCTTTATTGTTGCACCAACAATCTTGAATTCATCTGACAACCTTTTGGAATCTTTTGCAATGGCAACCTGTGATTCTGCCAATGCTTTGTTTGCATCCAACAACCTTCTGTTTGTATCTGAAAATTCTGTTGCTGCATCATCTGCCTTTTGAAATGTGTTTGGAAATTCTTCCACAGTTTTCAAAAACTCAGTAGCATTTCCCCTTCCTTCAACCAATGCACCTTCAATCTGCATCATTGCATCTTCAAATGAAATGCCCATGCTTTTGCTCAATGATTTTGCTGCTGCTGCAATGGAATTGGCATCTGTGTCAAATGTATCTGCCAATGCTGTTGTCTGTGCTGTGATGCTGTCTAAACTTGCACCATATTCCCCTGAAAATTTCTGAACTGTGTTGCTTGTTTCAATTATTTTTTTGCTGAAATCATCAAGATATTTAATTGCTCTCATGATTTGCTTTGCACCCTGAAAAACCATGAATCCACCAATCAATGCCTTTCCAAATCCTGTGATTTTGCCTTCACCATCCCTTAATATGTCAGAAAACATCTCAAAACCCGGAATTGTCTGCATCAATGCCCTTTGCACCCTTCTGAATGTCATTGGATAGTTACCAACATTTCTTTGGAACTGACCAACTTCACCATCTGCTTTTTTGATTGAAGAATCCAATTCCTGAATCCTTTTTTTCAATGCAGCCATTTCATCTGCTGTCTTGCTTCCATCAAATGCAGCATTTTTGAATTCTTTCCGCAACTTGTTCAATTCTGCTGCTGCTTTGTCATATGCACCCAAATTTTTGTTTGCATCCATGAAAGATTTGTTCAAATCATCCTGTTGTTTTTTCAAGACTTTTTGTTCTGCTGTTAATCTTCCAAGTTTTTCAGACAATGCAGCAAATTCCTTTTGCCCTTCTTCTGTTGTCAGATTTAGAGCATTCATTGCTGCTTTTGTTTGTTTGATTTCCTGATTCAATTCATTGATTGAACTGATTCCATCAACTGATATGGTAAAACCTACAACTGTGTTTGACATTTTATGGTAATGCTTCTGTGATTATTAAACCTTTGATTTCTGAATCTTCAATTTGATTGTCTTCTGTGCCTGTTCCTTTCCCATCATACAACAAATATGTCTTTGTTGAACTCCTTTGTCCAACATTAAATGAATTTATTTCCTGCAAGATATATTCATCCCCATGAATCCTGATTTTCTTTCTGAATGTCAAATTTTGCAGCAATACAGCATCCCAAAACATGAATGTTTGCAATCTTTTTCCGGTCTGCAATCTGATTAAATTTTTCAGATAAAATCTTTCCATCAATCCTTTTATTTCCCTTCCACTCACTTGATAATTACTGAATGACAATGATGTTTGATATCCAAATGAATCATTGTAATCAATCATGTATGCCAATGGACATGGCAAATCCTGAACAATGCTTCCTGTGAACACCCTTATCAATCCATTGTATGGTGAAAATAAAATTTCTGAAACAAGTATTCGTGGCAAAACATTGATGTTTTTTTCCTGTGATGTTGATGTTGCTGCATCCAAATAGTTATCTTTCCAAATGAAAGGAATCATTGGTGTTTTTTCAAATGGTGTTGATATGACTTCAAAATCTGCAATCATCAATGTTGGTGCAAAGAATGGATTTTCAATGATTGTTTCACCATCCTTGAATCTGTTTGCAGAATAGTTGAATCTACTTTCAAATAAACCAAGAACATCTTTGTTTGTCCCATTCAATGCTTCAACTGTTGGGTCTGCTGAATCTGACTTCCATGCTAACCTAAACATGCTACTGAAATCAATTAGACTTTCCAATTCACCTTCTTTCACCAAATCAATGAATGGTGTCTTTTCTGTTGTCTGACCTAAATTTGTATAATAGAATCCTTCATTCAATTTTCTTGTGTTTGGATTTCTGTCTTCTTCAATATACATGTCAGCAGGTTCAATTGTCACAATCCTTGTGTTGGTGTTTGTTTCAAAAACCAAATTGAATGCATGTGCCAATCCTTTCAGGAAATCAATTGATTTCCAATTTTTATTCACAATGTACCGGAAATCAATCAATGTCCCATCTTTGATTTCTGTTTCACCTGTGATTCTTAATTTTGCTGAAACATCTGCCTGTTGTTGAAAAATCATCCCAATTTGAATGGTGTCACCTGCTGACAATTGATATACATATTCACCTTTGAACACATTGTCTGTGTTGTATGGTTTTGGCAATCCAATTGATATTTGTCCCCAAATTGGCTGTTGTCCCAATGGTGGCGCACCATTTATGATGAAATTGAAAACAACACCATATTCCCCTGAATATGGATATGCTGATGCATTTGTGACTGTGAATTCAAATTCAACAAGATAAAATCCATCAAATGGTGCTGTGTAAATTCCTGTGCCTGTGTCATATGGATTTGCACCAACAGTTGGTGCAACTGTTTGATTTGTGCAATTGAAAAAATATCCTGTTGATGTGAAACCAACAATTGTTTCATCTGCTTCAATCCTTGTATATGCTGCATCAAAATCTTCACCAAATTTTTCAGGCAATGGAATAGGCATGACCAACTTTTCAAACCATGATGTGGACATGAATGCAGAATTGATTGTATATCCAATTGATGCAAATATCCTTTCAACAATGCTTTTGATGAACAATGCAGGTGTTGATTCTAATGGGTCAACTTGTTGAAACACATCCCAATCTTTCCATTTTATCAAAAGATATTTAAAAGTGTATCCCATAGGATAAATTTGTGCCCAATATGAAACCCATATATCATCCCTTGTGTAAATGTGTGTCCCAAAATCATAATCAGAAAGAAATTTGTCTTTCAATTGAACAATCCAATCAACATTGTTGCCAAAGAATGCTACTTTGTATTTGTCCCCCTTCCAATAATAGAAATCTTTTGTCAAGTTCACAGATTGCATTTGACATTTTCCTGTGAAGAATGTCATCCCATCAATTTCAATCCTTGCATCCAAAAAAATCTGTTTGTTGATTGTCACTTCACCAACATCAAAGAATCTTGAAAATATTTCATCATTCTGTTTTGTTGCAGGAAATTCAAATGCATATTCTGACCTTGTTCCGGTGTTTGTTTCAATGCCTTCCTTTTGTTTGATTGCATAGGTCAACACCAAATTCACACCATCAGGTGAAACATCTGCAATCTTGTTGTCAATATAGATTTTTACTTGCTGCATTGCATCAATTTTGTTGTGTGCTGATTTGATTTGCTTCAATGAACCTGATTGTCAATGTGACAAGTTCATCAGATTCAGAAATCACCATGTCAGAATCATCCACAATCACAGAAATCAATCCACTATCTCCTTCAAGATAAACTTCCGGTGATGAAATCAATTCAGACAACCATTCCCCAAATTCATGGTCATAAAACTGACTTTCAACTTCATAGAAAACAATTGTTTGTTGCTGATATTTGAATGTCCCCCTGTCATATGTTGTTGTTGGTGGCGCAACATATCCAAATGACTGTGGCTTTTGTGCCTGACTGCCATTTGTCTTTTGAACAATCTTTTTCCCATTTGGAAATGTGTATGCATCAGCACCACCCAATCTGTTCATCCAATGCAATCTTGTCCTTTTTTCTGTGCAACAGTTCCTTTCAATAAAATAAACATGTGTTGCAGATGTTGGAATGAACAACCAAGATGAACCAAAAAAATATGATTTTCCAACTGTGACCAAATAATATTCAACAGCAGGATTGTTGATATTCACACTTCCTGAAAAATATGTTTGTGAACCCAATTCATTCACTCCAACACCAAATGTTGTTGGAACAAATGTTGCATCAGGTGTGATTGATGCCAATCCAACATCAATTGGAATTCCCCCTGCACCTGTCTGAATTTCAACTGTGTCTGATAATTCATTGATGAATGTCAAATATAAACTATCTTTTTCGCAAATGTAATATGGCTGTGGTCTGTTGGTCAAAAACTTTGTTCCCCCATTCAATGTGTCCATTACATAATCATTCAACCCCATGAAATCCCTTGTTTGTCTTGTCCCATTAGTAGCATAGTAACCATATGGAACAATGTCTGTGGATGCCAACTGTGTCAACAATCCTGTTGTTGGGTCATTGTAGTAATAAGAAACAATCAATCCAACATAGGTATGGCAATCTGAATTCTGCTGATTGTATGGAATCCCCAATGTGTCCGGAAAGATTGATGTTTTCTGCTGTGCCTTTGGTGCTGACTGTGTCTGCAATACCTTTGCAACATCAAATTCAAAATAATATGTTGTTCCAAGTACCAAAAATGGTGCTTTTGTCATGGATGTCACACCAACTGCATTCACCACAATTGATGCCTGTGCCAACACCAAAGGATTCAAAGATGTCATTGACATCACAAAAATGTTTGGTCTATATTGTGAATTTGGAAAAAACAAAGGTGATGTTGACAATGGCATGACTTATTTTTTAAGGTAGTTATTCATTTCTGTGTCTGTTGCAACAACTGCTTCAAATTTTTGATTGAATTCATCATATGATGATGGAAATGGTGCAATCAATTGTGATTTGACTGAACATCTTGCAAAACCAAATTTTTGTGATGTGGATGCTGTTTCAAATTTTGCTTTGTATGCATGTGGAATCATGATGACAATGTATTCAATTTCATATATTTGATTCCATTTTGGGATATATTCATGTCTGACAATTGTGATTGCACCTGACTTTGTCAATGTATCATTCAAATCTGTGACCAATTGAATTGCTTGTTGCTGTGTCATAATTTTATGTCAATTTTTATATTGTTTGAATCCTTTTTTTCAACATTTGTGAATGCCTTAACAAAAAATATCCTGAACACTTCTTCCATTGCATCATTTATCAATTGTGTGATTTCATCATTCACATCTTCCAATGCATTGAAAATTGCACCTGTTTTTGTCTTGTCAATTGGCATCCCAAATTTTTTGTGTTTTTTGGCAATTGCAAATGCAATGCTCAATGCTTTTTTGTCATCAACTCCAAATCTTAATTTGGCAAACATTTTCAATCCATCAATGTATTTACTGTTTTTTGCACCTGAATTTGGTGTGTATGGAATTCTTTCCGGTCTTACACCATAATTCAACACCATCCCATAATTCAACAACATGACTTCAATTTTGGCTGAATCTGTTTCTGCCTGAACATTATATTCAATGCTTTTTTTCAATGCTCCTGTTAGGTCATGCCCTTGAATTTCAAAAGCATATTTGACTGCCTTGACAACAATTCTTCCAATTTCATTCCCTAAATCTTCAAATATTTTTTGGTTATTATTCATTGTTTTTCCATGTCTGTTTGTAATGGTGGAACATCATTGAATCCTGTTGGCAATCCGGCAATATCTGCTGTGTCTGTTGGACATTCCCAAAGATACCAAATTTGGAATTGACAATCTAACAAAACAAGATTTTCATTGTGTGCATCACTCAAATAATCTATTGTGACATTGTTGTTGATTCCTGCCTGATATTTGCTTCCCCTGCCAATTCTGTTGAATTCTGAAAGGATATTGACTGCCAATGCTTCAAGTTCTGCATGGCATTCCAAAATTGACTGATTGTTGAATGTTGCATCATTGTTGTAATACTGTGGTCGGGAAATAATCAATCTGCATTCCATTGTCCCTTTGACTGACTTTTCTTTGATTTCTGCCCTTGTTGTTGGATATAGCAATTGAACTGCCGGATATAGCCTTCCAAGATGATTGTTGCCTGTCCAATTGTTTGTGACATTGCTGTTGATGTCTGAATACCAACCATAATGATAAAAACCAATCCTGTTAGGTGTTGATTGATTGATTGCAAGACAAACCTGATTGAAAAGATTTGATAATTGAACAATGTTCATTGCTGTTGTTTTTGAAAGAAACAAATAAAATACCCAATGCAGAAACAAAGAACAAAACAGATTGCATCAACAACCATATTTGAAAACTGTGATGCAAAGAACAATGCTGTTGTGCCGAATACAGCTACCAAAATTGCAATGATGTTGAAGATGTTTTTCATTTCTTGTTTGATATTACTTCCTGTAATCTATTTTGATATTTGTTTTCTGCTGCACATGCTGAAAGATATGTGAACGCTTCATAAAGATTTGCATTTTCTGCTGATTGCAATGGATTCATGTCAGGTCTGTTGAATATTCCTGATTCTGCCAATTGTTTGATTGTTAAATACCATCCATATGATTCTGTCAATTGTTCAATTCCTGCTTTAATTTCATCAAATTTTGCGCTGCCATATAGATTTGCAAATTTTGATGTGATATTTCGCTTCGTTTCAGCAAAAAAAAAGATACCCTCATGCAATCTTTCAAGTTCCATTTCATGAAAATTGATTCCCTTTGCATCAACTTGTCTGAATACTTTTCATCCTTTTTCCTGACAATTACACACATCACTTTTGCCAATGCTTTCCATTGACCTGCTGCAACATCTTTCATATTCTGTTCAAATTGTGATGATTCTGCAAATTCAATGACAGTTGATTCTTTCATGTATTTTTGTGGCAAATACCAATTTTCCCCATTTACTGTGATGATGTGTTCATATTCCGGTTCATCAATCTTGTTGAAAATATCTGATACAACAGAAAACAATTGTTGCAACTGTGCAACATTCATCCCATCACCCCCATCTTTGCCCAAAATTTCATCTTCTGACAAATCTTTTGTGAAAAATGATATCACCCTTGCATAGTATGGAAAAATGTGCTTATACATGGCAATATTTGTGATTGCATCATATGCCTGTGTCAATTTCTCATTTGCTTTCAGAATGTTTTCTTCATTGCCTTCTTCCCTTGCTGTCATTAATTCTTCCAATGCATTGTCAATGTCTTTCAGATGTTTTGGTTTTGTTGGTTCAACCATTTCCAAATACTGAATATACTGTTCCAATGTGATGTCTTCCAATCCGGAAGGGAAATTGAACTTTTTGCCTGTGGATGTGCTGATTTTATACATTTTTGCTTTTACGTTTTTTTGGAATGATGTCATCTTCACTTGTTGCCAACAGATTTGTTGGTTCATCTTCCAATTCTGCCCTTTTCTTTGCTGCTTCCATCAATGAAAGATTTTCAATTTCCTGTTGTTTGATTTTTTCATCTTTTGCCAATTTGCCTGAATCTTGTGACAATCCAAATTTCTTTTGTCCTTTGCCCTTCTGATTGATGAAAGATGATGTTGAATTGAACAAAGATTTTGTTGAAAAATCACTTGCATACTTTGCAAGGATTCCAATCCATTGTTCACCAATTTTGATTTCTTCCGGTGTCATAAATTATTGATTTGATTGTTTAATGAAACAAAAGTAAATATTTTTTAAGAAATTTTCAAAAAATGTTTTTTTATTCAAAATGTTGTCATATTTTTGTGACAACAATAATTCAATTATTCACAACAAAACACATACAGTCATGAAAATCACAACATCAACAGAACTTTGCCAATGGTCATCAATTGCAGCACAAATCATTGAAACAGCAATTGAAAAGGTACTAACACCTGAAATGATTGCACAACTTGAACATGATGCAATCAACAAAAAACAGGAAAATTGGGGAAAATGGATTGGTCAACAGGTAAAATTCAACCTGACCATGAAACAGGGAAATCTTGTTTCCAAAAACCTGTTCAAATTGATTGAATCAGGATGGCACATTGAACACAATGGAATCAAATTTCAATTGCCAATGAACATCACATGTTTTGAAATGCACAGCAGAACAGGAAAATTTGGTGAATATATTCAGGTTCAATTCTGTTTTTTTGTCCTGCCTGATGAAACATTGATTGAACCATCAAAAACAGATTTTACAAATTTAATTGGTGAATGTGTTTTTGTGGATGGATGGCAAAATGACAATGGTGGAACAATTTTGGATGGAATAATTACATCAATAGAATATTTTGGTGAAAAATATGGTCACACCACATATAAAATCAGCACAAAAAATGGCAATACTACATTGCCCTGTTATATACTTCAAAACCTTTTGGACAAAGGTAGTTATCAATCAAATCCCCTTCTTAATACAGGGACTAATGCTGTACTGAATCCGAAAATAAAACAACAAAGATAAATCAACAGCCACAGCAATGTGGCTTTTTTTTTACCCAAATGCCAACAATCCCTGCCCTTTTCCCTTTGTAAGCATTCCCATTGCCCAATACCGACATGCATCCCATGCATGATTGAATGCATCAATTGGCTTGTTGACCTTTTCACCTGTCTTTAATTCTCGCCATTTATAATTTTGTGCTTCCTTCAACCAATTCTTTGAATCCCTTGTGATGTGAATCTTTCCCCTTTGTTTTATCAGGTCAATGGAAAAATTGATTGAATCTGCACCCTTGTCTGCCGGAATGATGTTCCATCCAAACAACCTTAATTCTTTGATTGATTTTGGGTCTGCTGAATCTGCAAATATCATTGAATTCTTTTTAATACCCAATTCAATGAACATGTGGTGAATTTCTCTATTGGTCATGCCTGTTTGATACAACAATTCCTGTCCATACACTTCACCATCTGAAACACCACACATGACCAATGATGTTGGGTCAACTGAAAAACCAAAATCCAACCCATATGCTACTTTATCCAAATGTTCAGGCAATTTCTCACAAACAGAATAATCAAAAATAACACCTTCAACTTTTCCTGTCTGTCCTAAACCGTAAACCCTCCACAACATTGGGTCTGATTTCTTCAATTTCAGGATTGATTCCACAATGTTTGGTGAAACAAATGGATTGTGTTCATAATTGCTGATGAAATATGCTGTGTTATCTGCTCCAATCAACTTTTCATGCACCCAAAATTCTGTGTTTGGATTATAGTCAAGATAAACCCTTTCATCTGTCCTGATTTCCAATTCTTTATATATTGGATATGGAATTCCATTTGCTTCATTCATGAAAAGAACTTGTCTTTTCCCTGATTTTGCATCCTGTGGATTCTGATATGATGTGAATTCCACAACTGAACCATTTCTGAATGTCAAAACCCTATCTGTTTGATTGTAGCCAATAAGATTTGCCCTGATGAATGGTGTTTGTTCAATGATGCTGAATGAATCCCTGATTGCACCTTTTTTCAGATTTGGAATATCCTGACCAACAACTGTGATTTTCCATCCTGAATTCTCTATTGCAAGACAAAACAGAACTTGTAAGATTGAATATGTCTTTCCTGATGATGTTCCACCCTGATTGATGCAAATGATTTTCCTGTCAGATGAAACATCTGCATATTGTTCCGGAAATTTGTTCCACAAAAAAAGACATGATGTTTTCATCCAAACAATCCAATGAATGATTTGATGATTTGATACCAAACCCAAATGACTGCAACAAATACCATTGTTGTCAGGATTGCAGAAAATATTGCAATTGCTTTGTTTGTCCTATTTTTCATTGTTTTTTGATTTTTCAAGTTCATCAATTTTTTTGATTGCCCATTCAATCCCTGAATCACCACCCCATGCATCCCACATCAAACCACCACACCCATCTGTGTATGACACATTTTTGTTCTGCTGATGTCTTTTGAATGCTGCCATCCTTTTGATTGTTTCAATGCTGATGTTTTCCTTGTTAGCCAATTGTCTTGCCCTTGCCCAACCAACCAATGTGCCACATCCATTTTTGTTGTTGTTCTTTTCCCTGAATTCAATTGCCCTTTTTGCATTGTTTGTTGCTGCTTCCGGATAGTCATTGAATGTTTCTGCTTCTGCCCTGATTGCTTTTGCTTCTGATTCATATGTCATGGAACAAACACCATATCTTTGTTTGACATCAGGATATTCTTTGAACATCTGTTCATCTGACATGCATCTGTCAAGAAAGAACATTGATGATTCACCTTTTTTTGGTATTGGTATTGGCATGATGTGTGTTTTTCAGTTAGGCATTTTTGGAACAACTTGTTGTGCCTTTTTGGAACAACTTGTTGTGACCAAATGGCACACAATAAAGAAAGAATAATAATAAATATTTTTTATAGTACCATTTTGTTGATGTCAACAGAATGATGTCAATCAGGTTCAAATGGAAGAATCTTTTCCCCTTGAATGACCTGAATGTTGAAATCAATCTTTTCCCCATCCACACCACTTATTTCAGTACGTTCAACATATCCCCTTCTTTTTCCTTTTGTTTTCAACAGGAACAAAATGGCTGCTGTATTTCCCCCACTTACCTGTGCATACAACTGTGATTCTGCAAAATCCAAAACAATGTCATCAATTTCCCTGACCTTTGCTGCAAATTCTGAATCTTCATTGTACCATTTGTAAAACTGTGTCCTGCTGATGTTTGCCTTGTTACATGCTGTTGTGACAACACCAAGACTTTTTTCCAACAGTTCCAACACCTTTTTTTTATTGCTGTTCGTTTTGTCATTTGTCTTCATGTCTATAATTCAATTAATGTGAAATTGATGAATTGATTTTGCTGAAAGATTTTGATTGCTTCTTGCCATTGTTTATCAGGAACAATCAAACATCCTGCTGACCATTGGTCAATGATGCTACCTAAACCACCCCTGTGAAAATTGATTCCATACCATCCTTTTGTTTTGATGTCTTTGTTCACATTTTTGTCTTTGTTCCCATCCCTGAATATTTCAATTGCACCTGACTGAAAGAAATATGGCATTCCCAACCACAAAGACTTCCAATTTGGACTTGTGATGAATTTATGTGATGCAATGACCTGTTGTTCTGCTGCAACTGCTGTTCCTGTGATTCCCCCAACTGTTAATGGATTGTAGACTGAAAAATTCCCTGCTTTTGTGCTGCATGGCATGACCATGTCTGCAACCCTGTTGTTGAATCTGATGACAAAATCTGAATATTTGTTATCAAATTGTTGATTTGTTCTAATCCAAACCAAATCATTTACAGGTTTTACCCATCCCCTGATGTTCATTTCTGTGTCAATCCATTGTTTTGCACCTGCCAATGTCAATTTTCCAACAATACCATCAATGTTGCCGGAATAGAATCCTTTTTCTTTTAAGATTGTTTGAAAGTTCTTCATATGTTATTGATAAAATTTTTCACCACAATGTGGACATGTTAGTTCTGTTTCGCCAATGGAATTGTCTGATTCCTGTTCATAATCATCTGCATCATCATCAATGTCATTGAAATTTGCATCATCTGATGTGTCTGTGAAATTGAAATCCATGTCTGTATTGACATATATTTCCATCCCAAAATCTTTGATTTCATCCAAATCCCATTCATTTGCAATGGATTCCCAATCAATTTCACCAAAACTGATGTTGTCTTTGATTGTCAATGCCTTCAATTGTTTAACTGTGAATGATTTTGGAATTATTTTGCATGGAATTTCTTCAATGCCCAAATCTTTACATGCCTGATATCTCATGTTCCCACCAATGACAATGTATGCATTTTTGTGCTTATAAACAAGAATTTCCCTTCCACCTAAAAATTCAGGATTGTCTTTGATGCTTTTCTTCAATGCTTCAAATCTGTTTGACCGGATGAATCTCGGATTCTTTGGCAATCCTTTTATTTGTCCTGTGTTTGTGAAAATTTCATCAACAGGAATGAATACTGATTCAAATATTTCAATTTTTCCCATATTTTTCAATGTGTGATTTTACTATTGGATATATTGCCCTTGTTTCATTTTCTGCCCATGTGATGATTTCTTCTTCATGTTGGATATCCCAATTGAATATTTTTAATCCTGCATGTAACAGTTCATGATTCAATGTCAGAATCATTTCCAATTCTGATTCAATGCACCTTGTTAAATTGATGAACACAAAGATATCATCTTCATGTGTGTATTTGTTATCATCTTTTGGGAAAAAATTGCACCATCCGGCAATGTATGCATCTGTTTTTGTGTTTCTGTGCAACATGCAATCTTTGTAATTCAACCCATGCAATTCTGTTACACCTAAATGCCAAAATATTTCACATGGATTAAAATCAAGTAGCAATTTGTATTGTTTTCTGTCTATTTCAAACATGATGTGTGTGTGTTTAGAAAAAAACAGGCAGTTCCAAATTGGTCTGCCTGTCTGAAAAAACTATTTTAATCACTTTTTGACCTTCTTAATATTTACAGTTGATTTGACATTCTTTTTGTCAACATTTGAATTCCCTTTCTTTCTTGGTATTTTTCCACCAACATTGTTGAAATCCAAATCTTCATAATTGTCTTTTGTTGTTTTGATATATCCATTTTTTTTGAATTCTTTCAATTCATTTTCATATTGCTTTTTTTCTTCCGGTGTCATGTTGCTAAAATTTAAGATTATTTGTTATCTGTTACTTCTTTCTTGTTGATAAGAATTTAATGTATTCATTGAATATGAATTATCTTTCAAATCAAATGTTCCTGACCATTGCCTTCCGTTTCTTTTCCACCATTCCCTTCCTTGTTCTGTTGCCATTACTTGTTTGAAATTTCTAACTTCTGCAAGACCATTTTGACGAGCATAATCATTGAAACCACTTACACCCAATGTTGGATTCCCTTTTGATTCATATCCAAATCTTGCCCATGTATAATATCCATTCATAGATGAACCATAAGAACCACCTGCTGTGACTGTGATTTGATTGAATCCGTTACTTCTCAATGAATCAACCTGACTGCTGAATATTTCCAATCCCCTTCCATCATGCTGTGTATTTTTATCAATTCTAAAATATTCATTATAAACAGTTTTGTCACGCAAATTTATCACCCTATTCATTGTAACACCTTCACCTGACACTTGCACATATGCACCATCACTTGTGTAACTTACACTTATTTGCCCACCAAAATCTTTTGGAACACCTGTGAATGAAACAATATCACCTGTTGAAAACTGTGGAAATCTGTTTGTTCCCCTTTCACCAATTGTTGCATTATAATCCTGTGTTCCATTTTGTTGACGTTGTTGTCTTTCCTGTTCTTGTCTTTGTCTACTCCTTTCTTCTGCTTGTCTTTGTTGTTCTGCTGCTTGTCTTTGTTGTTCCTGCTGCTGCTGCTGTTGCACAATTTGCTGTCTTTGTGAAACAAGTTCATCAATTCTTCTTCTTGTGTCAACCAAATCTTGAAGAATTTGGTCTTCTTCTTCATCTGTTGTTGCATTATCTAATCTTGTATTTAAATCTGCTCTTCTTTGTCTTTCTCTGTTTATATCATTATTGATATCATCCAAACTTCTTTGGAATGCATCAGCAGGTGCAGTTTTTATGTTCTGCCCAAATCTTTGACCTGTTCTGACTGATTGTCCTGACCTTCCACCCATTATATTAAATTTTGTTTTCTTTTTCTATCAAAAAAAGAATCTATGTGAAGAATATTTTGAAATTGTTCATAATCTTTCCGGAACTTCTTATTGCACATGAACACAATCTGTCTTGGCTGAATCCTTTCAACCATTGCCTGAAAACCATAATCAAAAAATCTTTTGTGACTTTCATTCCTGCACCCAATGTTGGAAACTGCAACTGTGCTACCAAAATTGATTCCCTGAAAACAATACTTCAATGAATTCTTGTCTGCCCAACTAATTGCCGGAATCACTTTCAATCCGTATGACTGCCATACATGACCAACCAATCTGTTTTTGTACACATTGAATTGTTGCAATGGTTCAGGCATCCCAACAAGTAAGGAATAATCAGGTGACTGAATGAATCTTGCAGGAAGGAACTTGTTGATGTGCTTTTCAGGACTGTTCCAAAATCTTTCAAGGATGTAATCATCCACAAATGTACACACCAAAGAACCTGCAACAATGTTGTTGTAGTCATTGCAGTTCACAATGTTGATTCCTTCCGGAACAACATTCAAAAATGAACCAATTGCAGGAAAATCAGCATCAAAATTTATGTGTTTGATGTTGAATTTGTCTGCACTATGCATCCATTTATGTGATGTTCTTGTTTCAAACATTCAAAAAAAGATTTTGACAAATTTATGCATATTTTGATAAAAATTGATACATTTGTTGCATTATTTTATCACAAAATCATTATTTTATGAATGCCCTGAAAACCTGTGTTGTGATTGTTGCTGATTTGATATCTGAAATTGGTTCAATCACAGAAGATAAAAAAATCACATTTGGTGAAATTCTTGGTCTTGCACCTGAATTGATGAAAATACCTTCACTTGTTGCCAACATGCCATTGGCATTGGCAGAACTAAAACAAGGAATTTCTGACCAATATCTTGCAGAAATCAAATCTGATGTTGCAAAAAAACTTGACCTAAAAAATGACAAATCTGAAAAGATTGTTGAAGCATGTGTCAATTGGCTTGTCATCACTTCTGCAACAGTTTTTGAAATTAACAATGCAGTCAAAGCAAAATAGACTTTTGTCTGTCTATGTGTGTGTGTGCCTGTGGTGTGTGTGCCACAGGCATTTTTTATGTCGTTTCATGTCAACTGTTATTTGACAACTTTTTATTGCTTAGAATGGCAATTTTATCCCATCATTTTCTACTTGTTCAACATAATGTTCAACTGTTTTTTTGCCAACTTCAATTGACCATGCATTCAATTGGACATAAAACTTTTCCTGGTATTCCCTTCCGGATATGTTGAAAGATACCTTTGCAGGACAATTCACATAATTTGGTAGCCTATCGAACACATATTCTGTGAACCTGTTGTGCCTGATGCTGAATTTCAATGTCTGTGGATATTGTTCATTGGTTTTCAAGATGAAATCCTTGAATGATGCTGATGCTGTCTTCTTTTCTTCAAAGACTTGAATGATTGTTCCTTCAATTGTGTAGTTCATATGATTCTGATGTGTTTTATTTGTGATGAATGCTTTGGTACTGATATTTTGATTCCCCTGTATTCTGCCAATGTCCCTGAATTGATGTTGTGAAATATGCCAATTCTGTGCAAATGGACATAATATTCTGCATGGAACTGAATGGATGTGATTTCATCCATTTCAATTGTTGCTGTTTGGATTTCTTCTTTTGGAATATTGTCAATCCACCAATCCAATAATTGCTTTACCATTTTTTGCTGTTTTTTTGCCTTCTGTTGAATTTTTTTGTAGGTGTGGCAATCTGTATTACCACACCCACAAAAATCACTATAATAGCCAAAAGAATTGCAGATGAATTCATATTTGTGGGATTCTTCTGACAACAACTTCATAAAAAAATTCATGCAACCTGTCATGTAATTTTAGAATGTCATCTGAATTTGGAAATACCCTTTGCACAACCATCTGAAATTGTTCCGGAAATCTTGGGTCAAATGTGACAAAATCACACCATTCTGCACCTGTTATCCACAAATATCCCTGAACCTGCCACCAATATGTTTCAAGATAATCACCATCAGGACAATTGAAAATTTCAGGTTTTGCAGTTCTGATGATGTCAAGTTGATTTGTTGGATTGTGTGGGCATTTTACTTCAATCATTCCCATGTTCCCTGCAATGTCACATTCAATGATTCCATCAGGCAACCCATTCACAAAACCAAAAATGTCTGATTGGATTCTTTCAGGTTTTGACACATTGCAAAGATGTTCAAATTCATACTTTTTGATTGCTTCTGCTTCATTGTTGATTCCCCACCACATTGCTGTGTTTGTGATGTCAGGCATTGGAACACCCATTGCTTTGCAGATAATTTCATCTGCATATGTCAATGCAGTTTTGCCAAATCCTTTTTTGCCTGTTGACAATGCCATCACTTTTGAAAATTGGCTTGGTGTGATGCTGATGTTGTTTTTGATTTCAATTATGTCCATAATGATGTGTGTTTTTAGATTTCTTTGAATGTTGTTTCCGGTTTATATACTTTCAATCCTGCTTTTTTGACAATTTTGATTGCTTCTTCAAGCATGTCTTCATCAAATTGTTTTTCTTTCAGTTCCAATTCCAATTCCAATTGCTTTGGTTTTGGTAGCTTTTCAACTGTCTGAACAATTTCTGTTTGTTTGTTCTTGTTCCAACTCCTTGTGAAATTTATATTCCTGTGTGCATATTTTGCCAAATATTTCTTTGCACTACCATTCCTAATTTTGTCTTCCAACAATCCATATTTCCGACATGCATTGCAGAACTGTTTTGATGTGAATTCTTCCGGCATGTCTGCAAATGCCTGTTCAAAAATTGCTTCAAATAACTTTTCCATGTGTGTGTGTTATTTTTGAAAGTGAATAAAAAAATGTTTCTTTTGTTGTGGGACAATGCAACATGCATCTTGGATGCCCTGAATTCTGTCTGTAATAGGCAATGAACAGACATTCTTTGTTTGTCCATGTCAATACCTTGTCCATAAAATTAAAGTTCTGCATGTGTCAATTTTTTAATGATTTTTAAAATGTCATTGTTTGACTGATAATCAAATTGCAAAAAATCATTACTATATGTGTCTGTAACTGAATGAAATTTCACATTAAACAGATGTTTTAATTCATCTAAAATGTCATTGTTTGAACATGAATAATGGGGCAGAATTGCAATTTCAAACAAATAAAACTTTCCATCTTTATTTCGTTTTGACCTGATCCCATTACCTGCTGCAATTGACAATTTGTATTTTCCAATGCCAAAAAATGCATGGAAGCAAAAATCAACAAAATTTCTTGTGACAATATTGTGGAAATCAACAGGCAGATTGACAATGTCAATCCCTTGTGATTCTGCCAATGTCAATGCAAGTTCATATTGACCTGATTCAAAAATGTTAGCAATGTTTTGTTCTGTTGTCATGGCTGTATGTGTGTTATTGTGAATTAAAAAATTATAGTGATGTGTATAATCCGGTTATCTGTGTGAAAATTTGCTGCAATTGGTCACAATATACATTATTGAATTTTGCTTTTGTGACAATGGTGAAATCTTTCTTTGCTGTGAAGAATTCCATGTCATATGTGTCCATTGAATTCAAGGTGATTTTTAGCCATTTAGCACCTGATCTGTTTCTTGAAAGATTCATTCTTAATGAATTTTTGTCTGCAACATAGTTTTTTGAACCTGTCATCAATGTGAATCTTTTTCCACCTAATTGTTGAAGAATTGTTTGTGCAACTTGCATGATGTGTGTGATTTTGTGTGTGTTGAATGTTGTTGTTTGTCCCTTTGGTGTCACAAAGATATGACAACATTCTGAATAAAAAAATTATTCTGCAAGTTTTTTGAAAATATTTTTTGCAAGAAATGCCAATTTGAATGCATCCCTTTTGTCCTGTTCTGTTTTGTTGCCTTTATAATTGTTTACTGTGCTATATTTTGCAAACAATGGAATGATGTCTTGATGTGTCAATTTCCTTCCTTTTGCCTTTGGGGAAATTTCATAAACATGTTTCAACTTGTGTTTTGCATAGTCAAAAAACATTTGGCTGATTGCCTGATTCATCCCAACATTTCTGCTGATTTTTTTATCCTTCCTTACATTGCCTGTCCTGATGAATGTCACATTCTGCAAATTGCTATTTTCGATGACCATCACAACATCATCAGGATTCAGGTCATCAACAAATTCAACAAAGGTGATAAAGCTACCTATTTTGGGAAAATTTATTGTGTCCCCTTCGATCAGGCAACAACCAATCCCATCCTTTCTGAATGCAGGGTCAATTCCAATATATATCATATTTTTCTAATTTTTTTTGTTTAACAATTTTATAAATGAATGCCCAATATTCTGAACTTTCCCCATATCCTTTGAAATTTGCCCAATGTGCAGCAGATTTCCGGCATCCGGATTGATAATGTTCTGAAAGGAATCTTGCATGTTCCCAATATCCCTGAAATACTGTGTCAAATGCTTTCCATTTTGTTCCTGATTCTGATGTGATGAATTGTCCATCCTTTGAAAAATGCATCATTCCAAAGTGATTTTTGGCTGTCTGTGCAATGATTGACTTTCCACCACCTGATTCAACAATTGCCTGTGCAATCTGAATTGATGTTGGAATACCAAACACAACTTCACAAATCTTTGCATTCAGCAGATTACATTGGATATATTGTTCATGTGTGTTTGATGTCCCAAAAAATGCTAAAAATATGTAAATCATTTCATGTAATTTAAAATGTGAACAATGACATCAACAGTCCATCCATTTCCTAACATTCTGTATCTTTGTGAATCAGATACATGATTTGTGTAATCATCCGGAACTGTTTGCAATCTTTCACATTCAATTGGAGTTAATCTTCTGATTTTTGATGTTATTTTGGCGATTTTTGAAACGGCATCCATATATTCTTCGGAACTGCCTGCCCTTGATTGTGCAAGGGTTAATGTATTTGCTTTGTCTGCATTAATATTTGGATTGAATTTTTTCAATTGATTTTCATTCAAGGCTTTTTTTTCCATATGAACAACAACATTAATTCCAAAATTTGACATTCCCTTATAATCACGTTGAAGCAATGTTTGAGCTTTTGAATTTTCTTCAAAATTTTTTTCAAATCCCATTTGACCACATACAATTTCAACAGCATTTTCATCAACAATATGTGTATTGTTTGCTGAATTAATTGTCTGAATGATTGCAATTGATTTTTCTGTATGAATTGATTTATTGTATGAATCCAACAAAACACCATGTTCCAATGAATCAAAATGTTTTTCAATATTTTCATTCAATCTTTTGTTATTAAAAATTTCAACTGTATTGGTGTTGTGGATAATAATGTTGTCAGAAATATCCAAAGAACCGCTATGGGCATTGATACATGCTGCTTTTTCATTCCCTTCTTTATAATTGATTTTTCCATTATTAAAATTATTCTTTCTTGTTTCAAGATAGTTCATCATCTTAGATGAAAGAAAGTATTTTTCATTGACATCTTTTTCAAGAATATGTTTTAAAAGAATTCCTTTGTCTTTTGGTTGTTGAATAATACTTTCCAAATCACCAAACAATCCGGAAGGTTGCATTCCAATATTTGTCCAATAGATTCTTTTTCTATTTTGCGCAGAAACAAGTGAAGAATTGATATGAATTCCATTCACACCAATTGCTTTTGACAATACTTTTTCCCATTTTTCGCCCATTTCAACATTTTCAAGAAGAAAATAAACATTAGGATTCTTTGTTCTTAGTTCATTCAATATTCGCATATATTCCCAAAACAAATATGATTGACCTTCAAATTCATATCCTTCTTCTTTCAGTTGCAGATAATGATTCAATTCTAAGATTTGAACATTGTCTTTTGTAGACATTCCCTTTCTTTTTCCTGCAAAGGAAAATGATTGACAGGGTGAACCACCAATCAACAAATCTATTTTTGGCAAATCATATGCATTGACATCAACAACAGAACCTAATTGGACAGTATTTGGAAAATTTGCCATTGTTACCTTAATTGCATATTTGTCAATCTCTGATGCAAAATAATTGTCAATTTTGAATCCTGATCTGTTCAATGCAATTTGTCCGCATGACATACCATCAAATAAAGATAAAACATTCATGTGTGTGTGATTTTGTGTGTTATAGACATAATCTTTTCATGTATTCAAAAACCAATAATTTTGAATAGATTCTTTTTGCAGGTTCAATTGTTTGTTCTGCATTCTGCATCAACTTTCTTTTTGCTGCCCTTGCTTCTGTCATGTTGGAATAATTCCTTGACTGCTCAATCAATTCCTTTTTAGCCAATTGTTTTGCCTGTTCCCAAATCTGTCCTTTGAATTCCCTGTCATCTTCAATCCATCCATTTGCACATGCAATTTCTGCATAAAATACAGGAACATCTTCCCATCCATCCCATTCAATTTCTTCACCTGATTGCATTGAAATCAACTTATCTTCTAAATCTTGCAAAACTGATTCAATTGCCCTTCTATTTTTTTCTTCCCTTTTTGCTGCTTCAAATTCTGCATCTTCATACATTTTTTTCAAATTTATGACATCTGAAAGGATTTTGTTTCTGAATTTCAAATATGCTGAAAGGATATCCCCCAACATTGCAATTGTAAACTGTCCATAAAATGATGACAATGTGATTCCATCCCAATAATTTGCTGCTGCCATGCTGAATGCTTCCCTAATTTCCTGAACACCCAACATTGGAAAGTTTTTATAAATGAACCGCACACATTCTTGAATACTTTCAGGTAGCATTTTGTCTTCCTGCATCCCTGAATACATCTTTGCACAAATCACAACCATTGCAGAAACAGAATTGACAACATCTGTTTTGTCCATGTTCCTGATTTGGTTTTCATGCCCTGCAACAATCAATTTGATTCTTTCTTCTTTGCATTGGATATTAGTCAAGTTCAAATGTTGCAGATTGTTTGATGAAATTTGCAATTGATTCTTTGCCTGTTGATTTTTGATTTGTAGTTCCATGATTTTGTGATTTTGTGTGTGATTGATTCAAATATTCTTTGCTGATGAATGTTCCCTGCCAACCATTGGCAATACATGTGTCAATTGATTCCAAAACTGCCCTTTCTGAATACTTTTCTGCCTGTTGGATGAATTGGTCAACCTTTGTACTAATTGATTTGTCTGACTTGAATTTTTTGCCAATTTCAACCCTGTATTCAAAAAACTTTTGGATTCCTTTTTTCAAATCTTCTGAAATTGATTCAGGCAAATCAAATAAAGAAATATTTCTTTTTCTTTCTTTCTTAATTGTAGGCAATTTGGGCACATCCTGTTGTTCCTTTTGGGCACAACTTGTTGTTCCATTTGGGCACAACTTGAAAGATAGGTTCTGAACACATTCTGCATCAATTTTGAAATGCAATGTTGCCGGACATCCCTTCAATTTTGTTTTTAGCAATCCGGCATTCTCCAACCTGTCAAATGCTTTTCTTTGCACTTTTGCAGATAGTGTTGTTGAATCCTGAATCTGTTGACCTGTCCTGAAAAACCAATCTTCAATTCCATCATGCAGAAACATTTTTTGTGCTGATGCTAATTCTGCATAGATGATTGATGCATCCAATCCAATCTGCTTTGCAAGTTCTTTGTTGATTGCCAAAAATGGTGTATCAATTATCATTTTTAATGCATTCATGATTTTGTAAAATAGAAAACCGGACATTCAAATGTTTGTAGGGAAAACAAGTGAACAATCCGGTCATGTTGCCAAATGCCTGTTGGCATCTGAAAAGAACAGATGGATTCCCTACTTCCATATGCTCTTTTCTTATCACAAAGATATGACAATTTATTGAATAATCAAATCTTGACTAATTTTTTTTCAATTGCAATGTGATGCCAATTCCAAGACAAACACCACCAATGAAAATAAAAACTGTTGCTGCAAAACTAAACATGTGATTCTGATTTTGATTTTGAATACTTTCTTTTTTCCCCCCTGATTTTGACTGAATGTTCTGCCAATGTCTTCTGAACCTTCTGTGAATTTGGATGCAATTTCCTGATGAACTTGATGATTGCACAAACAAATTGCATTTTGGAATTCAATGAACCCTGTTTGACAACTGTGTCAACAATCCACCTTTTGCCCTGATCTGTGATTCCCAAAACAAAACATGTTTCAAGAATTGATTCAATCATTTCTGCTTTGGACACACCCAAATTGGTAGCCTGTTCTGTGATGAATGCATCTTCTTCCTGCTGAAATCCCAACATCATTGTCCGGATATAATTATTGTCTTGATTCAAAGTTTTGAATGATATTATTTTTGGCATCCCTGAATGCTGTTGTGTCATAACAGCATTCAGACATACATCAACATTCCCTGAAAATTTTATTCTGATTGTTTTCATAATGATGAAATTGTGTCTTTTTGTTCTATGGTTAATTGATAATTTTGAAATGCTTTGTTCATCCTTTCTGTCTTTTCTGATTCAACTGCCTGAATCCATGCAACCAATGCTGTGAACTGTTCTTCATTGACTGTCTTCTGTGTCTTCTGTGTCTTTAAATTCGCCTGTGTGATGACTTTTGTTGATGATTGTGCATCATCATCCACATCAACAGAAATATTCAGCATAGCTGAAAATTGATATCTTTTTGCATAGGTTATTCCACCACCCAAATCTTGCAATGAATTTGTTCCTTTGTTCCCCTGCATTGGTGAAAATGGCATCTTTGCACCTAAAAATTGACCTGATGTGTGATATATTGTTGTCACTAAATAATCACCTGCCATTGCCTGAACAACAACCAATCCACATTCTGACAACAATGGTCTGCATGTGTGCAGGATGTTGTCAAAAGAAACATATTTGTTTCTTAAATGCTCATTCTTTTTGTCCTTTTCCAATTTTACATTTTGGAATTTTGTTTGAAATTTGACCAATGCTGCAATGATACCTTCAATGTTTTCTGTTTGAAATGTGTGCTGTTCCATGATTTAAAAATTTTGTATGTGTGAAAAAAAATTGCTGTCTTTCCATGCTGTCAACCCTGTACGAATACTGTGGGATTTTTATCTTTAAAATTGACATTCAAATTCCTGCTGATGTAACTGTTGCAATTCTTGCTGATGATAATATGCCAACTTTTGTTCATCTGTCAATGTATCACCATATTCAATCAATCCGGCATTCAACAATTCAGATTCATATTCATCAAATGACTTTTGGAAATCAAATGGATTGATTGTGAAAGAACTGACATAAATACAATCCAAATAAACTGTGCATTCTTTGCCAATTATTGCTGCAAGAATTTCCACCAATTTTGATGCTACATTGTATCTTTCTTGAACCTTTTCTTTGCTTTGTTCATCATCATATTTTGACAATCTTCTGTAAAAATCCATGTTTGTGTTGATTTTTTCAACCAATGCTTTTGCTGTTTCATACTGTGTTTTGAATAATGTTTTCATGATGTGTGATTTTAATTTTGTTGAAAAAAGATTCCGGTTTTAAGGATTGCCGGATTCCTTGTTTTTTAAAACATTGACTGATATGCCAACATCAACTTATATTCAGATACAATTGCATCTTTATATCCTTTCAATGCTTTGAATGAATTGTTTGTGAAAAATCCATTTGCAATCAATTCTTTTGCCATTTGAGTGACTTCCATTTGTGTGTACCTTTTCATGGTGTGTGTGTTGTGTGTGAAAAAATTCAATTCCTTATTTGTTGTCACAAAGATATGACAAGTTTTTAAATAAAAAAACATTTGATGAAAATAATTTCAAAAAATGTGAAAAAAAAATGTCCAAACAGTAAAAATCACCATTTGGACATGAATAACCCTAATAAAACCAAAAAAACTATGTATTTTTTTTCTGCAATTGCTTTATCATTTCATCTTTTGATTCCAACTGTTGTTTCAACTGCTGCTGATGTTCTTTGTGAAGATTGTCAAAGGTCAAAATTGTGTCTTTGTGTTCTTTTCTCAATTCTGTTGTTTCATCTGTGAATGATTTCATCTGTTCCTTCATTTGCCCTTTCATTTCCCTGAGCCAAAACCACAAAACTGCTACTACACCAAACTTGCTGATGATTTCAAAAATGGCATTTTCAATACTTAGTTCTGCACCTGTAAAAAGAAATAATCCGGATAGTGCTGCAATATCCGGAAGAACTGATTTGTCCATTGGTTTATGTTTTATAATTTCTAAATGTTTTACCCACCAAAATTCTGTATTGGTGCAACCTGTGATTTGATGCATTGGCAGAATCCAATTCCCATCTGCATCCTGTTCCGGTGTGAAATATTTTCCTTTTGCATATTGTTTTCCAATCAATGCATTCTTTTCTTCTTCATCTAACAATCCAACATTGTTGCACATTAGATTTCAAATTGAATCAACCAATTGTTGACCATTGCAGGAATATCATCATCATCCCATGTATTTACATATGGCATGTCTTCTGCCCTTACCCCAAATTGTGCTGTGTCTGTTGTCAAAACTATATCAACAGACAACAATTTGTCCAATGCTTTGTCTGAAATACTGTTCAAATTGATTTGGATTGTAGGATTCACAATCTCAATTTTGAATTGTTCAAATTTATATGTCATGATGTTTTATTTTTTAAGATAGTGTTGTTCCTGTTACTGTGAAAGTGCGGCATGGAATCCATGATGTCCCTGAACTTGTTTTGCCTTGTATTAATATTGTTCCTTGTGATTGATTTAAGTAAAATGCATTTCCCGAACTTTGTGCCCAAGTGTTTGATGTCCAAAGGTTTTGAAATGTTACACTTATATTAAAAGGACTATAATTTAAGGTATTTCCTAATGCCACATTTGAAATACTGAACAATTCATAATTATTTGGCAATCTCCAACCTGTTGTAAATGGTGCAATGCTTACTAATAATGCATTGTCTATTGCTTGATTCCATTGATGAACAGAACCAAAAGGTGTCCTTCTCCAACCCAAAACTGTGCTTCCATCAAATGTTGACCAATCAATGACAATATTCTTTGTGTATGTTTGAGTGCCAAGTTCATCTGTAAATCTGTTTGTGTTGCCAAATGGATTGTTTTCTGCAAGAACTGAAAAACTTGCATTTCGACCTGCTTCAATGTCACCATCATCCCCTGTTCTGTATGATGTTGTTTGCCCTGTTTTCATTAGCTTTGCAGTTGACAAGGCTGCCTTTGTTGCTTTAATATAACTATTCATTATGCTTTTGTTATGTTTAGATTGACAACTGATGCTGTGTTTGCTGTGACTGTAACTTTTGAACCTGATGCAATTGTGTTTGTCAGGGTATATGCTACTCCATCATCTTGAATTGTTATTGTTGGACTGTTCAAAATATTACTAATTGTATTTATTTTCATGTTGTATGGTGCATAAAAATCAACTGTTAATGCTGCAACCAATTCAACTGTGTACACAATGCCTTTGTTCACCCACAATGTCCCATTGTATTCCAAATAATTGCCATTTGCAGCACCTGTGATGGACACATCATGTAATTCTGAAATTTCATATCCATTGTCAATTTTGACATATATTTTGCCATTATTGATGTGTGAATATTCAACATAACCAATCCTTACTTCATGGAATGGTGCTGTTGGTTTAACATTTGTGATTGCACCTGCTGTTGTTGGACTTAGATATAAAATATCCCCATCACTCCATGTTTCACCCTGCAATGAACCTGTTGTGTTTATATTGTCCAATGTTCCTGTTGTTGCAATGAACCCTTCCTGATTGACTGCAATATCTTCTGCAACAATTCCCAATGTCCCTGCTGAATTTACATCTGAATCAGCCTGTGCCAATCTGACTGACAATCTTTGCCCTGTCGCACCTGCAACAAGACAAACCTGATAATTTGCCCTTTGTAGTGCAACCAATGGTGTTGTCTTATTGACCACCCTTGCAAATTCCTGTTGTCCCAATTGTGCCTGAATTGCTCCACCTTTCAACCCAATTGCCAATGTCCCAAATGCATCATTCCATCCAATTTGACCTGTTGTTGGATTTGTTGAAACACTACTTTGAAAATTGACAATTTTAACTTTGTCAATATCATTTCCATTCATGTCAATGTCATATGTCCCTGCACTATTACCAACTGACAAAACATCATCCAAATCCTGTGAACCACCTGTCCCTGTTAATTCAAAAAAAAAATCAGATAGAATCAGCATTAAATCATACACATTCCCTGAAAATGCAATTGGTGATGCAGGTTCAATTTGATAATTGTCAATTTCAGACACAAAAATTGATGTGAACTGATTCAT